CTTCTACGGGACGATGACCACTCAAAAGTTCCAGAAGTCCAGAAGCACGACTAATACAATCTTTATGATAATAATAATCTTCACGAACTGCTTCACGGATCGCAGAATAAATTTCGTGCGGTGAAGCATCACTATTCATCGCATCGTGAACCCACTCTTGAAGTTTTTCAAGCGAATACTTTTTGTAATCAGAGGTCATTGAGATAATCCTTGATTGCTTGTTCCATAATAACCTGAATCTCCTTGGAAGTCAACCCATTCAACCAAGACCAATTTGGGTCTTCCTTGTCCCATCCCATTGTATAAGACCCATCTTCATTCTGTGTTATCTTAAGAGTATCAGCATTCATCGCAGTCAGTATCCTTGTGTTTCTTACGAATTTTTTTAAGTTGTTTCAGTTCTTCCTTGATCATTTTGTAGGCACTATCTGCATCAAATTTACCACCTATTTCTAGACCAATAATAATTTCCATTCTTGTTCCAAAGTGTGCGAGTGCTTTTTCAAAACAGTCTAAATCATACATCGTAATTAATCCTACAGTGTTCGGCAAGAATATCTATACGGGCGTCAAGAGAATTCTCAAGACGATAAATTTCATTTGTTAGTTCTACGTTTTCTTCCTCTAGTTTGCTGACTTTATCCTCAAGAGCAGCAAGTCTTTCATATACTTCATCCATAGGAACTTCTGGTTTAAGTCCCCACTTCTTATGAAACCAATATGAATCACTCATAATACACCAACCTCTTTCAAATAGTTTCTATATCGCATAAAACGATTCCAGTTTGGTTGCCCCTGGACATTTAATTGATAGCAGATTTCACAATAACACAACCACTCATACCAAGGTGTGGTAGGATCTAATACGTGATAAGGGTAATCAGAGTTTTTAGACATCAGGGGGGAAATTTAAATCGTGTATAAAAAAAGTAAATGTCATTCGACCAGTTTCTTTTGAATCACCAAAAACATCAGACAGTGCATGAATTCTAGTACCCTCATAAGCAACTAACCGATTATAAACATTCTCCACATTTACAAATTGATTTTCTGGTCCATTTAGAATTGAAGTTCCTGCTTTGAGAGGGGCATTAGGAGTTAAATAAACTACGCCAGCAACAGCAGTTTCGAAATCTTTATGAAATCTATCTTGCCAAAAATCTGGAAAAGCGCCTCTGGTTTTTTCGGTAGTGATATGAAAGTAAGTTGTAATCATCAACTCTTCAATTTTTTTGTTCAGATATGGAACAATATAATTTTCAAAATCAAAGTAATCATAACAGATTTTGTAAATGCCCTCGGCACACTCATCAAGTGTTTGATTTTTAAGATTGCGAAGAGGATAAGTTCTTTGACCTTTCCAACCAATTGGAGGAATAATTAATTCATTATCGACTCGATACTCATTCAAAGAAAGTGCCAATTCTCTAATTGAATCTGGGTCTTTGAAATAATTATCTTTAATGAGTATCTTCATATTTGTAACTCAATTTGATGTCTTTCTTTTTCAAACTATATCGATCGATATGCTTTTTACGATGGTCTTCAGATTGAAAATAGCACTTACGGGTTTCATTTCCGTCTTTATAAACTAATTTGTAAGGAAACTGGTCAAACGGAAATTCTTCTGTATAATCCATCAGATTAGTCATTTCAACATTTTGAGTTTACATCAATTCAAGTGATTTGTCAACCTATCCAAATCCTTTACTTTGTTTTTTATCCAACACTTCAATGTGACTCAAAAAGTGCCCACCATTTTGAAACCAGGTGAGTTGAACATCTTCATAGTTATCGAAAATAATCTCTTTACCATCTTCAAAAACAACCTTATAATCATGACGATCATAAGGTTTATCAGATGTTTGTTTAAAGTATTCTGGTGATGAGGAGTCAATAAGTTGAGTCATTTCAGATAATGAGGTTTTTCAGATTCAAATGTTACCCACTTTGCTATTTTAAGGCACATCAGCAAAGTTTGGTGTTCACGGTTATACAATTCCCAGTCTTGTTTGAGTTTCGCAGCATACCTACGACGATAGGCACAGCACCAGACGTTATAGAATATCTTGTCTTTTTCAGTCATAATGGGAATACCTCCACATCACTAATCGTGGCACTTTTACATTTATAATAAGTTGTGAGTTGCTGAGCAGTCATCTCACTATTTGCAAGAAACTGTATTTTTACAGTTGCACCATCCACAAGAGATGATAAGATCACCGCATACTTATTCATCATTATCATCCCAAGGTGCTTTACGATTCATAAGTTCTTTAATTCTTTCCACCACAGCAGGGTCTTGTGGTTCATTGATTCGTCGCACAAGTTCATCATAAGATTCTGCCGAAAGAATAATCTTCTCTGGTTCTTGTCCTAATCTCAACCTACGTTCTGGACTGATAGTTAAATTGTAAGGGTCATCATAAGGGTAGATATACTCCTGAAACCAACCAATACTCAAACTCTCCCAGAACTCACCATATCCCCATTCATCACCGTCATTATAACAGTCAAGAATATACAGGACATTACGAAATCCATCAAGGAAGAGTTCCCATTTTGTTGGGTTTTCAAATCTCACGACGTTTCATCACTCCACCAATAACTCAGTTTATCACCATAAGCAGAAATATTCAAGTGGTAGATTTTACCATCTTTGGTATAAACTCCCACCCATAGAGTGCGTTCATTCATACTTTCCAGGTGAAACAAATCCACATCTTTCAGCACGATTTCATCTGGGTTTTCAGTAAATCTACTCATCTCTCAAACTATCCAACACTTGAAGAATAAAAGCAATAGAGTTAGCATACTCTCGCCCATCTTGCCCACCCATTACAATATAAGCAATCTCTTTTTCGGCAAGTTCAATTCTCTCATTTCTGGTGAGTTCTTGTAGTGTAGGACGATACCAATTACCATCAGCATCTTGTTTGAAACCAGCATTTAGTTTCTCACGACGCTCTGCTTCTTCAAACATCTCATCTGGGTATGGTTCGCAATCCATTGTTTTTTCTATTTCAAGTTTAATTTCAGGTGCTTTGGTTCCAAGAGTAAGAGTTTCAAGAATTGGAGAAGGCATACGGGATGTTTCCTTACCGTTTGCATAAAAGATTAAGTCTTTGTTCATAAGTTCTCTCAACTTCTGTTTGCCGTATTCAGTCAATTCGTGTTTTTTGTTGCGGAGTTCTTCTACTTCTTGTGGTGTGAGATTTAACCACGGAGCATCATCAGGTTCTGGTAGATTGTGTTCAGTCATTCTTCTTATAAAACTCTATTTTAAGTTGAGTAATGAGTAAATCAACTTTATCTTCAATACGAGTAAGTCGTTCCTCAATCGTATCTATACGATACTCATCAATTGCTTGTTTTTTTATTTCGTAAATCATAGTTTTATAAAGTGAAATTCACCATCTTGTTTTGTTTTACCCCAGAGAAATTCATTTGAATCTATATCATATCCAGCATCTCTGGAATAGTAATTAATACCATCAAACTTCAAAAATGTGGAGACATAAGCATTTCTCTTGGGTATGATACAATTATCATTTATACCAATCCAAGAGTTATTTACATACTCAAAAACAATCTCACAAGATTTGGTATTTGTAAGATTATTATAAGGTGTCATAATAACATTCTCACCAGACACGGATAATTCCAATGTTGTTGCCCGATAAGGTTTTTCTTCCCCATCAATATCATACCAACTCTTTGAGTATAACATTCCGTCAGGAAGTTCTTCAAATTTAATATGAATATGTGCCCAAAGTGGTGGACTGTTAAATGCTTGCTGTTGGTTAGAATAATTACCAATCAATTTTACTTTGAAATCTTCAATCATAAGGCATCCTCCTCCACAGGAAATAGGTTAGCATACTCTTCATCAGTCAGTGTGAGATACTGAACATCAGCATCACGGTGTTCTTCAGCATACATTAGTTGATAGTGAGCAAAGCTACTTTCAGAAGTGCTGGCGTATTCTAAAAGACCATCAACAAAGCATAGGTAGTTCATTAGAGCACCTCCCAATCACATTCCCAGAAGTCGTTGATATTCACCCAGAAGAAGTATTTCTGGTTCTCTGATGCGAGAAACAGCATACCATCACCCTTATCCTGCTCCACAATACAGATAGGGTTGTTGTCCATCATATTCGCAAGGCGGTTCTTAGCCTTCTTGCTTTTGGGTCTGACTGTTACTCTTCTCATTTTGAATCTCCAGTTTCAGTTTGCGAATACCAGTAATAAAGTAAGCAAAATCACGGGATTCAGTCACCTGTTTCTCTTCCCCACACACACCACACTTACCATTCCAGACAGATGAACAACCAACTGAATAGACACCATACTTTTGCCCACAATCCATACAGGTTGTGCCTGTCTGTTCAAGTCGTTTGAGTAGTGCCTTTTTCTCTTTGAGAGTCATCGGGGTGTTTCAGATAAAGATATTATAAGGCATCAAGACTCTTCGGTGTCTTCTGGTGTACCAGTTTCCAAAGTGTCCTCATCGCCAGTAAGGTCTTTAAGTCTATTCATAAAGTCTTCATCAAGTGGATAGACCTTTTCTTCACCACGATCAATCCTATCACACATATCCATCAAGTATTCTAGAAACTCTTTGGGGTAAGTTTCATCCATATTGATGCTACACCAGAACCACTGATAACATTCTTCATATGGATCGTCGTTTTTCAGCAGAGCATAATCAGCATAGTTTCCACTGATGAGATCTCTCCACATCTTAAAGTTGTTCCAGATCTCTCTCCAACCAGTCTGGAAACAATGTCCGAAGTAATACTCAAACCAGTTCAGTTTTTTCTTCATCAACACTCATCCATTCCAAGATAATCAGTCTCTTTTTCATCCACTTCCTCTAAATGGTCCCATCTCCAAGTGCGGGAAAGCAAATCAATATCAAACCCAAACTTATATGCCCAGAAGAGAATACCTAAAAGACCATTACTTCCCATTGTAATCTGAAGGTAAGGTGAAGAAGGATAATCATTCCAACTTACAGAAAACTGAAACAAACTCCATCGTTTAATATTAACAACTTGAACATAAACTTCGTGTCCAAAGTCATAGCGATGCTTAAATTTAATTAGATTCATTGCTCTTTAATAACACAAGATGTAGTGCATTTAAGGTCACCAGAAGATCCAGAGACCGTAGATGTATGGTGTGGTGTTTTTTCGGGTGTCAGATTATATGATACAATAGCGGACACAAAAAACGCAAGTGCAGGGATTGCGACATATTGTAGATAAGTTTTACTGCTCATTATTGTTTTCCTCAAAGTCAAACCATTCATATAGAGAGTTCATCGCACCATCCACCACACAATCAACCACAGCATCTTCGTGTGGGTTTTCTACGTGTTTATGAGCACGATTGTATCCATAACGAACACCCTCTTCCAGTGCCATCTCCAATACCTTACGAAAGTTGGGTTTCATATCAATAAGGAAGAGATTTCAGACCATCCAGAACTTCTTGAAAGCGTTCGGCACGACTCTTGTGATGCTCCACATTTTCCTCAAGCACACCAACAATATCGTCCAGGACAACATCCAGAGACGCATCAGTATCAAAGTATTGTTGGATTGCTTCGGCAAGATACCGCCGCCGACTCCATTCCATACTATAGGGTTTGTAGTCCATAATCAGAGTGTATATGCGGGTATTATAAAGGTTTTTTCAGATATTGTCAAGTCTTATTCTTTCTGTCATACTGATGCCATTTGCACCAACCATCGGGTGAAATCTTACCTTTTACCGCAGTACAGGCATTAGGTTCTCTCCACATATTGCAATTAGAACACTTTTCATTGCCCTTTGGTTCATCTTGATATTTTGCTGTCGCTTTTGACGCCTTTTCTTCTTCTGATAGAAACTCTTGAAATGATTTCATCAGTCCCTGGTCCTCCAATCGGTTTCGTCATCATCACGCTTAAACCAATCGTGTAGATCATCTGGACTATCAAATCCTCTTCTACCAAATCTTTCGTGACCCAGACCACCAATATCCATTGAGTTCAGGAAGTCATCCATCTCATCCATATCAGGATTTTCTGCTCTCCTTCTTGCCTGTCGGAGCATTGTAGCAGCAGAGCGATTTGCCTTTGCAAGTTTCTCTGCCCAGATCATATCTTCTAAACTTACTTCTTTATGAAGTACAATCTTCTCACAGATTGCTTCCAGTCTCAATCTGTACTGCGTAGAGAGCATATGTATTACCAGATGTAGTGTTATTTATTTTTATATTCGTCCATTAACTCTTTTGCGAGTTTCATATAACGACGCCACATTAAATATTTTACCACAGGATTACGTGGATTGTTTAACAACCACCACTTTTGTTTCTCATAGTTAGACTTTGCTAACTTAAGCACATAATAAAAGGCAGCAGCGATACTATCATCTGTTGCGATAAAGTATGCCGCTACTGCAAATACGATAAACCAAGCGTAATAAGACATCATCTAGGTCTCATAGTTTTATTATTTAATCAGTTAGAGAAACTGATCCAAACTGGAAACCGATGCGCCTTTTGCGGACTTTTGAATGTAGGTTTTGGCGGACTTGTAATTGTTTGCTAGATGAACCTGCTGTCCGTTGTGAATGATGATAAACTTTTTACCAAATGGCACTGCTGCCCACATACCATCTTTAGTGACATAACCTTGTGGATCTGATGGTTTTGGATTTAAGATTCCTGGACGATCTACAAAAGGTTTCTGAAAGTTTTCGCTCATCCGAATACAGCGGTCACACCAATAACTTTAGCACTTGGATTACGTGCTAGAGCAGTCCGCCTGGCATCATCATAATCACGTGCCTCAACAATCTCATCAAAGACTTTGCCAGCGACATAGAGTTGGACTTTGCAGCGCATTAGAGTTTCTCCTGATGTGTAGGTAGTATAGCAGAAAAGTCAGCGCCTGACAACGCTGACGGCAACCTCACCTTGCTTGAAGATGATGTCCACCACATTCTGGACTGCCTTCGCAGTGCCCGTAGATGCCTTGTCAAAGACCGGGCAGACCACCAGACCATAGGATTTAGTGTAGGACGACAGGTCGCCTGCCTGAATGGCGCCAGAGCGGATTCCAGCGGCGTCTTGGGGGTGCAGACGCAGCGTCCGACCAACGGTCTGACCGATGCCCACAACGTCCATAGAGCGCAAGAACACGACCGCTTCCAGAGCAGAAATGTTGATGCCTTCTGCCAGAATGCTGTGATGCAGGACCACAAACTTTTTGTCAGGGTCTTTGCCCCAAGCATTCAGAGTGTCAAAAAACACCTCACGATTGACTTTCTGACCGTCAATAAATGCACCGTGCTTGGCAGTAATGTGCAGCACAGAATAACCTTGCTCGGCAAGTTGGTCGGCAAAGTCAGATTCAGACAGCAGAGCAATGATGTGGCGAGTTGCCTTTGCACACACCAGAATCTTATCAACAGG